CCGCAGGAGGTATGACATATGAAGCGGGTGGCGCAACAAATTCATTACAGGCTGTTTATTCGGGTAAACTAGGAAATAGTTTACGAGTTGCTGTAGTTGGATCCAAGTTGGGACATTCAAACTGGGATACGGGTCCAAGTGCTTCTTTACTTGGAACAACTCTTGGTGTGTTTAATCCATATAATTACGGTTACATCCCAACGACCACTGCTTTTGCTTCTGACAGAGGCGTGACAGGCGACGAATTACACATAGCAATTCTTAATGCTAGGACAGAAACAGCACTTGGTGTCGAAGATAGTATCTTAGAAGTATACACGGGTCTTTCAAGATGTGCAAATGCAAAGGCCATTGATGGAAGCAACATCTATTATAAGGATTATGTCAACAACAACTCAAACTATATTAAAATACAAGATAACAATCTTTTTGTGGATAGTGATCCAACACTTTCCGATAATAGCGAGTCAAATAGTGGGGTTACATTCCAGAACGACTGGGCAGCATCTGGTGCATTAGTTTCAATTAATGGTATGACTGCCGAATCGGCAAGTGGTGGAACTGGTGGTATAACAGGAAATGTTGCAGTGACTTTCCTAACGAGTGGGGCAAACTCAACTAACTGGTATAATGCTGGTCGGAGTGCTGATTATGATACCGCGTTTGGTGATCCAGAACAAAGTGATGTTGACATTCTATTGGTTGGCGATCCTGCTGTTGATGTGAATAAGAAAGTTTCTGATATCGCTCTAGACAGAAAGGATTGCGTGGCAATTTGTTCACCAGATGGTGCAGACACAACAACATTCCATGTCCTCAACGATTCAACCCCAACTATAACTGTTGCTCAAGCAAAAACAGAACGAGATACAGTGGGCGATAACTCATACGCAGTCATGGATAGTGGTTGGAAGTATATGTACGATAGCAGAAATGATGTCGGAAGATGGATTCCAATGTGTTCAGATAGTGCGGGTATTGTTGCAAGAACAACCAACAATAGAGATCCTTGGTTCTCTCCAGCAGGTCTTAACCGGGGTGTTCTTAACAGTGTAATAAAATTAGCACTAAATCCAACAAGAACTCAGAGGGATGATCTTTATGCACATCAAATTAATCCTGTAACTACTTTCCCCGGAGAGGGAGCAGTATTGTTCGGTGATAGAACTCTACAAACACGACCAAGCCCGTTTGATAGAATTCATGTCCGAAGATTGATGAATGTGTTGGAAAAGCAGATTGCTACAGCAGCAAAATTGCAACTCTTTGAATTTAACGACAACTTCACGCAAAGATCTTTTGTGAATCTAGTAGAACCATTCCTGAGAAGTGTGCAGGCAAGAAGAGGTATAGAATCATTCTCAATCGTCTGTGACGATACCAACAACACTCAGGGGGTAATTGATGACGGTAGATTCGTAGCAGATATATTCATCAAACCACTTAATGCGATTAACATTGTTCAACTTAACTTTACTGCTCAAAGTAACACCGCAGCATTTACTGAAAATATTGCATCAAATAGAGTTTCTTCTACTGAACTTTCTGGTTATTGAATATAAATATCTAAAGATAGAAAGGGGAAACAATGGCATTAAACGACCTCACAACAATGTTGCAGCAGGGCAAACAGTTTGCTCGTCCATCTCATTTTAAAGTATCATGTCCTGATAGAATACAAGGAGCGGATAGTTTCTTTGTTAAGGCTGCATCTTTACCAGCAGCAACTCTTAATACGATTGAAGTGCCCTATTACGGAAGAAAAGTTAGAATCCCATCAACGAGAACATTTGATACATGGAACATAACCGTAATTTACGGGACTGATGGAACACATAACATTAGATCGCAGTTTGAGACTTGGTTGGCCGAGGTCCAAGGACCAGAAGATCACTTTCTTGCGGATAACTCAGTATTAAGTGATTGGGAGGTAACTCTCTTAAACCCAACAGACTCCACCGCCCATAAAACAATAAAAATGGTGGGTTGCTATCCGGCAGAACTGGGTAGTATAGACTTAAATCAAGAAACATCGGATTCATTATCAGAGTTCACTGCAACGATGAGGTATACCTACCATGAAGTTGTTGCATCAACGAACCCCGGGAGCGTCGGATAACGCAAAGGAATAAACACCAATGTCATTAGATATCATAATAGGTGAATCAAGCAATAACGTATTTATTCGTCCATCTCTGTTTTTAACGTCAATAAGCGGAACTAATGCACCTAATATTCTAGAGAACGAAGAGGTGGGCGGCGGTTTACTTATAAAAACCACTTCATTGCCAGGTACGTCAATCGGTACAATTGAAATACCATACAGAGGAAGAAAGGCATATATTCCAAGTACTAGGCAATTGCCTGGTGATATTACTATGACTGTCCTATATCATATGGATCAAGATTGGCACTCGGATTTCACTGATTGGATGAATTCCTTTCAATTAGAAGACTCATCTGATATAGGAGGAGCGGGCACACTTGAGACGGATACGATGACAATTGTATCGAGAAATCCTACTGATCCAGGGTTGGATTTTCACAGATATACTCTGTATGGGTGCATCCCAACCTCAATAGGTGCGGCTGAATTGAGTGCTGAGAGTGCTGAATCAATACTTGAATTCCAAGTAAATATACAATATACTTATCACACAGTTACTTAAGATGATAAGATGAATGGAGTGAAACATGCCACTAGACATATTTGGATTCAGTATAGGCAGAAAAACTGATAAGAAATTAAAAAATGCCAATAAGTCTTTCGTAGAGCCAGACATTTATGATGGCGCACACACATTAGAAGACACTGCGGCAGGAGGTTTTTTTGGCTCTTATGTTGATTTTCTAGGCACAGCAAAAACAGAAAATGATCTAGTTGGAAAATATAGAGCAATGTCCCTATTTCCAGAAGTGGATCAGGCAATTGAAGATATTATAAATGATGCAATAGTGGTTGGACCACAGAACAAAATTGTGGACATTAACCTAGACCACACAAATCTTTCAGATACTATAAAACAAAAAGTGAATACCGAGTTTGATAATATCATCTCTCTGTTGGATTTCAATAATAAGGGGTATGAGATATTCAAGCGTTGGTATATTGATAGCAAGTTATATTACCATATAATATTTTCTGGGGATGATCAGGAAAGCATCAGAAAAGGAATATCTGAAATTAGAGCAGTTGACCCTATAAAAATACGAAAAATAAGAAAGGTCACAAAAGAAAAGAAAGGCGGTGGGGATCCAACTTCTATCCCCCTAGTCAAAAACGTAGAAGAATTTTTCCTGTTTACTGATACAACACCCAACACACTAACGCCCACAAATTCTTCTGGTATAAAGATAAATAAAGATGCCATTTGTTATGTTAATTCTGGTGTTATAGATTCAAACACACGAAGAGTTATGGGTTATTTACATAAAGCAATTCGTCCGTTGAATATGCTTCGTCAAATAGAAGACGCTGTAGTAATTTACCGCATATCTCGCGCACCAGAGAGAAGAATATTCTACATTGATGTTGGTAATCTGCCAAAACAAAAGGCAGAACAGTACTTACGGGACATAATGAACCGATATAGAAACAAGTTGATGTACAACGCATCAACTGGTGAAATCCGCGATGACAGAAGGCATATGTCTATGCTAGAAGATTATTGGATTCCCAGAAAGGAAGGCGGCAAAAGTACCGAAATAACTACACTAGACGGTGGTCAAAATCTAGGCGAAATGGAAGATGTTCTTTATCTTCAGCGAAAGTTATTCCGTGCGTTAAATGTCCCCCTTTCAAGACTTGAATCTGAAGCAGGATTTAATCTAGGAAGATCTACCGAAATAACAAGAGATGAGATAAAATTCAGTAAATTCATCAATAGACTTAGATCTAAATTTTCGGGTCTGTTTACAAGTTTAATGAAAATTCAACTATTAAGTAAAGGTATCGTTAGTAATAACGACTGGAAACTGTTAGAACAGCAAATCAAATATAAATTCCAGACAGATTCCTACTTTCAAGATCTCAAAGAGATGGAGATATTAAAAGAAAGAATGGATGTGATGCGGGAAGTACAAGAATATGTTGGCACCTACTTTTCAAAAGAATATATAAAAAAGAAGGTATTGAATTTTACCGACGACGAACTTCTAGAAATAGAAAGTCAAATGCAACAAGAATCCCAAGAGGAACCCAAAGAAGAGGATTCCGAAGAAGAGTTTTGAATTCAGGAGAACATTAAATGAAATCACTGCAACCCACATACAGAGAAATGATACATGATGCATTGCTTGAGAACTCTAACGCATTTAATGAAAAGTTTATGGGTGTTATGTCCTACAAGTTGTCCACTATAATAAATGATATGCATGAAGATGTTGCTTCATCTTTGCTTGATGAAAGATATGAAATAGATGAAGCCGTTGGTAGTGGCTCCAAAACATTTACTTTCAGATCATCTAAAGATGCAAAGGAATTCTCAAGAGGACTTGTGGAGAGCGGTATAAATAAGAAGCATTTTCTTAATAGAGGAAATACTGTAACTTTAAACACCGTCGCTGATAGGGACATGGAAGAGATGATCATAAGTATGGCAAAGGATATGAAGGCGAGAATAACAGAAGAGTTAAACATCCTTTTACTTATGAAAGAAAACCTATCAGAAAATTTAAAATTGCCCATAGCACTTGACGATGAAACTTTAATAGTTTTAGAAAGCGATGACTGCGAGGCAATTATAAATCTACATGATTCACTGAACACGGATAATCAGAAAAAACTACGAAGCAATTTAATGGAAAGTAATGACAATTTTACTAGGATATTAAACTTTGCTCATAAAAATATAACAAAAGAGGAAGGTTAATATGAATCGTTCAGAAGAACTTTTAGAAGCGTTAGTTGAAAACAAGTATCTTAAGACTAAAGAGATAATCAACGAAGAACTCTATAAAAAAGTCAGCGATGCTATTGGTGATATCTACGAAGATGCATATTCTATTGTCTTCAATGAAGCCAAGAAGGCAAAGAAGACGGACAAGGAAGACGACGGAGAAGGTATGGATCCTGTCGGTGCAGAAGATAGTGATGTTGACAATGACGGCGACAGCGATGAGTCGGATGACTACCTCAATAACCGAAGAAAGACTGTTGGTAAAGCCATTAAGAAGAAGAAGAAAAATGGCGATTACGAAAAGGATGACGAATGAAACTAATAACAGAAATGACCGAATCGGTACAATTCATTACCGAAGATAAAGAAGGAAAGAAGAACTACCATATTGAAGGTGTGTTCATGCAGTCTGGCGTAAAGAATCGTAATGGTAGAATTTATCCTTCACAGACATTAGCAAATGAAGTAAATCGCTACTCAGATGTTTATGTAAAGAATCAGCGAGCAATGGGTGAATTAGGACATCCTGATGGACCAACGGTAAACCTTGAAAGAGTATCCCATATTATTACAGGTCTTGATAAAGATGGTGATAACATCAATGGTAAAGCAAAGATTTTAGATACACCATACGGTAAAATCGTCAAGAACTTAATGGACGAGGGTGCAAAACTTGGGGTTTCCTCTAGAGGAATGGGATCCATTAAGCAACTAGACAACGGTATAAACGAAGTCCAAGAAGACTTCATGTTAGCCGCAGTAGATATTGTCGCAGATCCATCTGCTCCGAATGCATTTGTAAATGGCATCATGGAAGGCAAAGAGTGGATTTGGGATAATGGTATCGTAAAAGAAGTCCATATTCATGAATATCAAAGGGAAATTGAACGGACATCTCGTAGAAATTTAGAGAAAAAAACAATTAACCTATTCAGTGATTTTATCTCAAAATTATAGATTTTATATATATTAGCGTAGAACTAACAAGGAGTTATACAGATGGCAAAGCCAGATCCAATTGAAACCGTTCGTAAAATTATTGCTGGGAAAGACGCAGATATCGATCCCAGTGATTATGGTCTTAAATCCTTCTCGGACGACGAATCCATAGAAGAAGCAGATAAAAAGATGGGCGTTGTTAATGCTAAAGACGAGGAAGATGCTGATTTATATCAAGATGCTGAAGGCGGCCATGCTAAGATTGATACCGACAATCTAGAAGGCGGCAAAGAAGCAGATGTTCCCGCAAAAGGTTCTTCAAAGAAGAAGAAGTCCGCCGATATTAATCGGAGTAGCATTGCTGGTAAGGCTAAAGGTGATAAAGGAAAAGCAACTGTACCTGCCACAGAGCATTTAGAGGCTATATTTGATGGTGAAGATCTCACAGAAGACTTTATGGATAAAGTTTCTACAATCTTCGAAGCAGCAATTAACGAACGAATTGAGGCTAAAGAGGAGGAACTTCAATCAGAATATGAGGCGACTTTAGCAGAACACCTTGAATCTGTTACTTCTCAGTTAACTGAAAAAATTGATGATTATCTTAGTTACGTTGTTGAGGAATGGGTTAACGATAACAAATTGGTATTGGAAAATGGTTTGCGAACAGAAATTGCTGAAAACTTTATTCAGGGTCTTAAAGATCTATTCCAAGATAACTACGTTGAACTCCCAGAAGAAAAGATTGATCTTTTTGTAGAGGTCAATCAAATAAATGAGGACATTGAGTCTGCTTTGGATGAGCAGATTAACACTAACATTGAATTGAAGAAATCTATTCTAGAGTATCGCTGCAATGAAATCCTTGAACATCATTGTCATGATTTAGTTGATACTGATGCTGAAAAACTTCGTACATTAGCAGAAGGTATTGAATTTGATAACGAGGATCAATACCGTGATAAAATTTCTATCCTCAAGGAAAGTTATTTTCACGGAGATGATTCTGATTCCCTGAGATTCGACGACACTGAAGAAGATTTTTCCGAAACTAAACAAGAACTTGTAGAAGGTCGCATGAGCAATTATGTTGATGCACTTTCTCGCACATTAAAGTAATAAAATTTAACAAGTCATTAGGAGACAAAAAATGGATAACGGACCTAGATACGATCTTCTAGAAGAGAAGTGGGCACCCGTGCTTAGTCACGATTCACTTCCCGAGATTGAAGATGATTATAGAAAGAAAGTAACTGCTGTTCTTCTTGAGAATCAAGAGGAAGCAATGCAAACGCAGTTGAACGAAGTGCATGCAAACGCTGCTGGTGCTTCTGGTTTATCTGCATCAGACACAACCACAATGGCTGGTTATGACCCCGTGCTTATGAGCCTGGTCCGTCGTGCTATGCCAAACCTTGTTGCTTATGATATTGCCGGTGTTCAGCCAATGAGCGCACCCACCGGTCTTATCTTTGCAATGCGTGCCAAGTACAGCACTCAGAGTGGCACAGAAGCACTCTTTCATGAGGCAGATCCAAGATTCTCTGCAACTGGCGGTTCATTCTCTGCTGATGCAGGTCTTTCTGCTGACCCATTCCCAGGAACAACCAAAGATGTCGGCGTAACTGGTGCCGGTGGTGATGTGTCAGCAACGCTAACCACATTATATGGTGAAGACTGGGACGGTATGGATAGAAATACCGCTGAAGATCTTGGTGCAAGTGGTCGCGCTTTCCGTGAGATGGCATTCAGCATCGAGCGAACGTCGGTAACTGCTAGAACTCGCGCCCTCAAGGCAGAGTACACA